ATTCGTAGGTTCAAGTCCTACCTGGTGTACTACACATCTGTAACTCAGTTGGTTAGAGTACCTGCCTTATATGCAGAGAGCCGAAGGTTCAAGTCCTTCCAGATGTACTAATGGGGATTAACTCAGATGGTAGAGTGCCGAACTGTTAATTCGGATGTCGCAGGATCGATGCCTGCATCCCCAGCCAAGCGAGTGTTGCATAATGGTAGTGCATCATCCTTCCAAGTTGATTGTGCCAGTTCGATTCTGGTCACTCGCTCCATACCTCTGTAGTTCAGTGGACAGAACGTTGGACTTCTAAGCCAAGCGTCGCAGGTTCGATTCCTGCCAGGGGTACCAATGGTATACTTAAATTATATGAAACTTTTACTTGCTACCTATCCCAGAACTGGGCAACATCTATTGCGTGATCACATATTACAAGAGTTGCATGTTGAATTTGACTGGACACATGATTGCCAAATAAATACTTATGACAAGATGATAACTATAGCCAGAGATCCTAAAGAGGCTATGGCCTCATGGATAGCCATGGAACTGTATCATGAAGACCTTAACCCAACAAGAAAGCCTCAGACCTTAGACTCTTATGCTAAATGGGCCTCTATTGATCACCTTGTGTTTCATCAGTATGCTATTAGAAATGCTTCAGAAGTCTTTGACTATACCGTTTTAAATAGCCACATGGATAAAATCATTGACAAACTTAGCAAAAAGTTTAACATAGAAAAAACAAATGCCGAGTATGTTAACAATATCTCCGATACAAAAGATCAAAAGCACATAGTCAGTAGTCAAAAAACAAAGCATTATGATTTAGTAAAAGAATTCTTAGACTCATATGACTTATCAAAAAACTATAAAGCATATGAAGAACTATACTCTATGTGTGCTAACTTAGTTTAACTCTTTCCAATTAAAATCATAGTTATTTTTATCTAATACAGGATAAGACTGATTATCTATAATTCTTTTTTCGTACCACGCTTTTGATTTTTTAAATAAATCTGGCATATCAAACTCATTAAAATACTCTTCTGCAGATCTTGTTGCATGAGGCATAGAGTATCTATTCTTTTCATCTAAACAAAAAAACCTATCAGCATGCTGTCTTTCAATAGTATCGTTGCCACAAAACTTTCCTCTAAAATATTTTACTGGGTACTTATTATTATATACTGTTTCATTATAATCAAAATTGTCATGACCAAGGTAATGCTCAACTATGTTTGCATAGACATCCCATCCTGACATATAAGTGTATAGACTATCTATCATTTCTTCAGAAACAAATTGAGATCTGGAATCAAACAAAGTATCCTCTATATATTCTTTTCTTGCAAATATAAAATTACCTCCGACAAAACCCGTCCTTATATATCTATTATCAATAAGTTTGGCATCAGATAGCGGATACTCTTTTGCTACTTGATTCATGTTATCAAGCAACTCCCACCGTCTTTCTTCATCTGGAAGAACAGATTTCTTTTCTGTAAACCTTGCATTCCATACAAAAGGTATTCCATCTTTATATACTAAAGCATCACCAGGATATTGGTTTGTTTGTTGTGATATGATAACTTTACCAGTCTTTGATTCATTCTTAAGAACACTCAAATCATTTTTTAGTTTTGTGTCCCAGCCCTTACAAAAATGTGTGTGTGAGTCTATTTGTAAAAAATATTCTTGGAACGTCATAAGTTTTCTAAGGACATGTCTTATTCTTACAGTTCCTGGACGATTTTCTGCTGCACAATAAATCTTTATTATCTTTTGTGGATCTATGAATGATACATCAGGTATTTCTATCTTTTCATATTGAAGAGCAATGCCAAGGTATATATTTTCTGGCTTGTCAGCATTATCTATAATAGATTTTATAGTTCTAATAAGATATGGATCATCGTATGATGCTATTGATATATATATTGTTTCTGGAACCACTGATAGAGACTCTAACTTTGGTACTTCTCGTGTATCCACAATGTAAGGATCTTCTATATATTCCATAATTTAATTATATCATTTCATAGTTCAGTTTGTACTTTGGATTGTCTGTAACCCATATTGGCATAGAGTATCTTGTCTCTGTTACTGATGGTACCTCATGTATTGAGTCTTTATCCCCTGAAATCCAAGAAAGCATGTCTCCTTCTACAGGAGAATACTTATATCCTATGTTTGGAAATATTATTTCATTACCAGAATTAACTGAGTTAAAATATGCTATTGTGCTATATTTAAAATGTGAGTTATGTCCATCTTCTTGATCAGAGTGTAACCTTACCCTTGAGCCAGGCATTCCTTTTGATAGCCAAAAAGAAGCAATATAGAGTTCTTTATCATCATTGTAAATTTTTTTTAGTTCTTTTATTATTTTATTAAAATATATAATTGAAAGATTATTTATCTTATCAATTCCAGAAACAATATCTTTATAGTTTTTTCTATGATCATCAAACCCAAACTGCAAAACAGTCCTTCCTAATGGACCAACAAATATCTTTTGATTTGTATCTATGAAATCAATAAAACTTTTGCAGTCCTCTTTATTAATAAAATCAGAAGATACCTCTATGTTAATTTTGTTTACCTTTAGATACAACGGTTACAACTGCATGCTCATCAAAAAGATGTTCAACAAGGTCTTCCTCAAGTTGTTTAATTATTTGACTATACTTTCCGTGAACAACATTTTGATTATGCAACCCACCATTTATTACTAAACACGCCTCTCGATCCTCATTAAAAATTTCTAACATTTCTTTTAGCAGTTCTAATATATTATATCTATAGTGTAACAGGACAAGAAGTTCTGGAATATCTTTTATTCTTTGCAAGGTTTCAATTTCTTTTTGGGCTGCATCATTCTCAACGACTATTCCTTCTTCAATAAATGCACGAGTTGCATCATTTCTAAAAAATTCTTTTAATAGATAACCAGCCTCACCAGCCTCCAGTGCAGATAAAGCAAGTGACATTGGTGCAGCACTTGGGCCAGCAATAATAGAAACATCATATCCTTGTGCTCTAACATCTCTTATGAGTCCGCAGCCTGGATCTGCAATTCCTGGATATCCCATGTGTAATAATAGCATTACATCTTTTCCAGCATCAAGAATTTCTTTTGTTTTTGATAATTGTTCTGCAAGTGTGTAGTCAAGAAAAACATCACAGTTAATATTATCTTCTATACCAAGGGCCAACATATCTTTAATTAGTTGGTCTTCGTGCTCTACCCAAACAAATTCTCCAGACTTTAGATAGTTCAGGACTTTCTGTGGGGTATCTGTTGGATCTGTTAAATGATTACAGCCTATTATAAAGGTTCCTTTTTTATTCATAAGATAATTGTAGCATATGGTGTATAATTATATTCTACAGATAGGGTCTAAATGGCAAGAGAAATAGTTCCATCATTCATTGATTCATTTCCAGAACTACCGTTTAATCAAATTGAAGATGGACACAAGTTAGATCAGTCTCAACTAAATAATACAAAAGTCTATGCTTCAAGAGAAGAATATACCAAGCATCTTCCTAAAAATATGAGGTACCTTGAGATAGGTGTTGCCTGGGGATACTACTCTGAATTTGTAGCAGAAAATGCTAATCCACAAAGTATAGACCTTCTTGACTTTTATGATCTTGACCTTAAGTGCTGGTCTTGGAGAAAATTTGGAGAGTGCAAGTGTGAGCCTGTTAAGCACGAAATGAAGTACACTCCAGAGACGCATGAGCCATATATAAAAGAACTATTTAGTAAATATAAGAATGTTTCAACAATTAAAGGAAATGCAATAAATATTCTTCCAGGACTAAATAAAGAATATGACTATATATACATAGATATTTCTAATAAGCGTGATCAGACAAGAAAAGTTTTAAATCTTTCTGCTAATCTTGTTCCTATTGGTGGAATCATTGGATTAAATGACTATCTAATTTTTGATGGTATCATAGAAGAAGGTCCATACGGTACATATCAGACTGTTAATGAATTCTTATATAAAAATAAAAATTGGTCAGTCTCTGCATTAGCACTACACAATCTTGGATTTTATGATATATATTTAAAAAGGGAGCAATAAGATGGCTGGTAAGTACGACATAAAGTTAAATGACTCTGCAAATGTGTCTGATGTATTCTTTGATGAGTTTGACCTAACATGGATGCATGGTATGCCAAAAGATAAAAGAACATTTACAAAACTTCCTATTGAAAATATATTTAGCGGTGGGGATGATGGATCTATATCCTATAACTACAATCAAGATGGTTTTAGGTCTGATGAGTTTTCTAATGATCATGGTAAGTATCATATTCTTTTTAGTGGTTGCTCACAAACTGAAGGTGTTGGCGGATCTATTGATACAGTATGGACTAATATTCTTCATAAGCAACTTAAAGATCGTGGGCTTGATGTTGGTGGCTTTTATACTTTAGCAAGATCTGGCTATGGCTGGCAAAAAATTATCTCACAGTTTATGCTATACACAAAAAAATACGGAATGCCAACACACTTCTTTGTACTTATGCCAAACATAGGAAGGTTCTACCTATGGTCTGAAGAAAGAAATAATTGGGTATATGTGCAAAGATACCCAGTAAATACTGACTATGATGCAATCAATGATTGGCGTAAAAAGCATGACTCTGAAGAAGTTCCTGAGCCTTCAAGGTTTGAAGAGCAAAAGTTGTCAGTTAAAGAACATAGAGAAAAGTTTTTAGATTTTGTTATAGGATGGAAACTTTTTTCAGAATACTGCAAAGCCAATAACGTTAAATTAGTTTGGTCTTCTTGGGACTATGCAGAATCAGATAACTATTCATTGATTAAAAGCAATGAGTTCTTTCCGTTAAATGAAAGTAATGAGATCGAATCTTTCATATCAAAGAAAAGACCAGACCTAAAACTTGAAAAATATGATTTAATAAGAAGAGATGGGCACGATGGAGTTCTTTGGCATGAGTATTGGGCTGAAAAGTTTTTAGAAAAAATAGATGAAAGGGAGTTATTCAATGATTAAAAAGATTAAGATGTGGTTCAGAATAAGAAAGATTAAAAAGCAGATCAATAGAAAAAGAGACTTTATTTATTAATAAGTTGTAGTTTGACTATGTATCTATGAGTTGTATACCTTGACTCATCAACTTCATCTTGCTCTGCAATAAGTTCAAACTCATTTGTTTGAGGAAGAAATATAAGCAAAGGCTCATTTTCTTCTTTTAAAGAGGAAACAAGAAAACTATCATTAGTTTGTACTATTACTATAGACTCAATAGTCTTTTGTTCTCTTATATGCCCCCATAAAGCCATAGACTTTTCTATACCAAACCACATATTGTTATTAATTTTCCTTGAATGAATTTCCAACTCAGACAAACCTTCGTCGTATGGACTTGGTTTGTCATGTGTTTTTAATATATATATGTGTCTGAATGGTTCTTCTGTCCATTGAAACCCCTCACTCTCAAACCCTTGCTGTAATATAATAAAAAACTTTTCTGGCTCTTCAAGAGCAAGCGGAAGAAAGTTTCTGTTAGGATCTGTCTGAGGTCTTTTTGTCATTTTTGTTTTCGTATGGCCCTAGGTCTGCCTTAACAGTACCATCTTTTCTTAGTCTAACAATTCTTCCATCTTTAATCTGTGTTGGATTAAACGCATGAGATTTCCTTTTTGGCATTTACTTAGTATACCATATTATGCTATAATTAATACACCTGCCCAAATGGGGGGTAAATTAACTTATTCGCTTGAAAGGGGAATAACATGGTAACAAAGTACGCTATGGATCTATTTAATGATCCTTTTTTTATTGGCTTCAACAGAGAGTTGAGTCGCCTAAATACAGCACATAAAACAAACTCACAGTCATACCCTCCGTATGATCTTATCAAACTAGATGAAGATACATACAAGATTTCACTGGCTGTCGCTGGGTTTTCAAAGGACGATATTGATGTTTCAGTAGATAATGGAACACTGATCATCAAGGGTGAGATTGTTGAAGTTACAGATGCAGAGGTAGTTCATAAGGGAATCGCAGGAAGAAAGTTCGTAAGATCTTTTGCACTGGGAGAGTATATGGAAGTAACATCTGCAGAACTTAAGGACGGTATGCTGCATGTTAATGTGGTTCGTATTGTTCCTGAAGAAAAGAAGCCTAAATCTATTAAAATTAAGTAGTATAATAGATAACATTCCGATATAAGACTTTAAAAGGTTTTACAACGGATGCTCGATGAAAAGAGAGTTAGCAGGCTGATAGCCGTGGCTAATAGACCTGAGCAGTCGTCTATAAACTGCTCCATTATTCACCCAAAATTCTTTATTTGTTTACCAATTATAACAAAAATTTATAGTCTTGTCCTATATACTATAAGTATGAAATTTAAATTCATTGCTTTACCAGTAGCATTAGCCATATTTGCTAATGCTTTTTTTATTACCCCCTCACATGCTGAT